CCATTTCTTCTTTGGTACATATTGTAGTATTACCTATTTCACCTTCGGTTTCTTTGAGATATGCATCTCTCATTCTTTCTTTTAGATATTCCTTTAAGTCAATCATCTTGTCAGCTTGTGACTTTGATATTCTTAAACACTTCTCCAAATAGTTTTGGAGTGTCTCATGCATTGCAGTTCCAAAGATTGAATGTATGTTAGAAGAGTTTTCTCCTAACTTATCTATGTATGCTAATTTGTATTGATGTGGGCAACTATGCCACATACTATATTGTGAAAATGATACTCTTGCCATAATAGATTAAATATAATGAATTTATTTGGATTTACCAAATAATTCTTCTATATAATCTTTAAGAATATCACTCCATATTTCACACGCTTCCACATTTGGGTGGCCACCGTTGCCTAAAAAATAATGTTCTTGATTTTTATGTTTTCTTTCACCCAATTCCATAAAATATTTTAGTAAAACTGGTATCTTTTTAAATATTTTTGGGTTTGAAAAAATATTATCTATGAGTTGTTCGTTTATAAAATACCCATCCGTTCTAGCTACTAAATTTGGATGCCAACTATTTCCATGTTTTAAATCTAAATTTGTTTTTATTTTAAATTCAGGGTTTATATTATCCGAATTTGATTCTTTTAAATAATAAGAATCACCATGCTTAAATGGCTTATGGTCATTTATTCCATCAAATATTATATATTGATATCCATTTGATTCAAAGTATGATGTTAATGTAACGATATTTTGTAAAGTCTTATATAATGAAAATGTTATATTGCTATAAATGTAAACTAATTCATCTCTATTTTTGTATATCCATTTGGATGCACCATTTCCAGTTTTGTATGAATCCATTGTTCTTTGAAAACACATAGGAGTTACATGCCATTCTTGTGGGTCATCTACCAAATTATCATAGTAAACCTGATATCTTAAACATTCTGTCAATTGGATAACAAACAAAGCATCCTTTGCAATATTTTTATGGGTTTCGCAAAATTCAATTGTTCTCCAAGTTATAGTATCATTTCCACTTCCACCCTTTCCTATATTATAAACTTCTAAATTTAATTTTTGTCCTAAAAATTTAGGCCAAGCTCCATCGTTTCCTAACATATGTCCTTCGGTAAAAGAACATCCGTTTGTAATCAAATATTTTTTATCCATTATATTTTTAATTTCAATTTTGTAATTTGTTTTTTATCCGTTCCATATTTTTCACATATGTACTTAATATTTTCTCTACCTTCTCTAGAAGAATACAAAACTTCAATATAATCATTTGCTTCTTTTTCGGAACAAACAAATTCTTTTTTAATTAAATCAACTAAAAATTCTTCATATTTTTCTTCACCTTTTCCTTTTATATATTTTAGATAATATTTTCCTTTTGGAATAACACTAATATACAACTTATACATTTCTTTTGGTTGCAATGTTTGTGTTAAAGGAAGTAAGGTTGCAATCAGTTCTACCCATTCTGGTTTCATAGACAGGAATCGATTAATCATAAAATTACTCCATGATTTTAAATCTTCTTCCGATAATTTATCGAAATAGTTTGGATTTTGTTCAGTAGTTATTGCGTTAATATGGTCAAATAACTTTTTAGCTGCCATTATTCTATGATTTTTGTTTCTTGTAATTCCTGTGGTAATAACTCATTTAGAGGTTTTCCACAACTTGCACACACATATAATTCAATTGGCATAACTGAGTCTTTTGGTGCTCCGGTTAATAGTCTTGATATTTTTTTAAATCTATAACCAGGTAAGAATATTTTTCCACCACATTCACAATCCATATCTCTTGCATCGTTTAAGTTAAAATTCGGTGGTAATTGGTTCATTTGCTCTTGCATAATTTTTTATTTTATAATGTTTAATATTTGTATAATTGTACTCATAAATACAATTTCTTTATCTACTACCAATGCATCCTTTGAAATTCCTTCTGCAATTGTTAGAATAGTGTTTGCTACATTTCCACTTGCGTATTCATCAACTTTATCATATAACATTGTATACATTTCTGAATAATCATTTAATTTGTTGTCGGCTACTGCCTGTCTAATTTTCATAAACATATTTCTCTTATCATCATCTGCTTTAAGAAGTTCAATAAGCTTAGTTTGAAAATTTGATTCAAGCATTATTTTATGGTCTACTTTCAATTCACCCTTTGCAGATTGTAATTGACAAGTATTAAGTATTCTTCTAATATCTGGATAATATGAATTAATCACATCAGCCATATTCTTTGACTCATACTTAATATTTTCTGCGTCCAATATCTTTGATACCTGAACTGCTACATCTTTTTTAGTCGGAGGTGTGATTGCAAAAGATTGACATCTACTTTGGATAGGGTCAATGATTTTCTCAATGTAATTACAGGTTAAAATGAAACGACAATGTCTACTAAATGTTTCCATTAAGTTTCTCAAAATCGCTTGTGCTCCCGGTGTCATATAATCAAACTCATCTAATATGATTATTTTAAAACCAGCAAATCCAACCGATGATGCAAAGTTCTTAACTTTATTACGAACTGTGTCTACATTGTTTTCATCCGATGCATTGATAATCATACTATCACATTTAATTGTGTTTACGATTAACTTTGCTAATGTAGTTTTACCAGTACCCGCTTTTCCATAAAATAACAAATGTGGGATATCATTTGTGTCCAAATATTGTTGGATAGTTTCTTTTACTACTTCATTTCCTACATATTCGGAAAGGTTTTGAGGACGGTATTTCTCCACCCACAAACTATGTTCTTTTTTATTATTTTCATTTGCGAAAAAACTCATATTATATTATTTTCCAGTTGAACCGAATCCGCCTTCGCCTCTTTCGGTGTTATTTAATTCATCTACTTCTTCAAACTCAATCGGAGGATGTGGGATAATTATAATTTGCATAATCCTATCACCTACACCATATAAGAAACTACCACTTTGAGATGATAATGACCTTTGATTAAATGTTGCCTGTATTTCACCTCTATATCCACTATCAATTACACCTACCGAATTACTTAATGATAAATCGGTTTTGCGAATAGATGAACGAGGAAATACTAATCCTACAAATCCTTCGGGTATTTCGATTGCTAATCCTGTTCCGTATGTAATTTGTGTGCCATCAAATTTCATTGATGTTGCCACTAAATCCATTCCGGCATCACCATCTTTTGCATATGTTGGTATTACTGCCGAAGGACTAAGCTTCTTTATTCTTACTTTCATTTTCTTTTGCTCTTTCTAATTTTGTTTCTTCACTTATTTGTCTTGGGAAAATTTTAAAAGTCATTCCATTTTGTTGGAAGTTCAATCCCTCATTTGCAATTGGTTGTATTTGTAATGCTAATGGTGAGGCTTCTTCTCCTTCATTTGAATACGCAAATACAATTGGTTCATTGTTAAAAAACTGAAAACACCATTCGGCATCTACTATTTTTTGGGATTCTGGTACATTGATGCTACCTGCATCTTGTTGTTGTAATTCCTCTTGTGGGGATAATTCATAACCAACTTCTGTTGGAAATAATTCTAATTGTTCTTTCATTTTTTTATTTTTTTAAATATACTAATATTTTTTTACATTTCAAACTTTTTTTCAATATGTTTAAAAAGTTTTTGTGCATATGCTTCATTTTGTGCGCCATTTGCATGTTTGTGTTCATCTGGTAAATTTGGGTAATCTCCATCAAATCTATTTTCATCTGTGTATTTTGTTCCAACAAATGTTCCATTCCAAATAAATGGAATTTCTTTTGATTTCAAATAATAAGTTATTAATTGATGATTTTTATACCAATTCATAAAATCTTCTTCATCATTAGATGATGCAATTTTATTTGCCCATATCATTCTACCTTCTTTTTCTTCATCAAAATATCCCCAGGGGCTTGGATGATATGGTTCTACTTCACCGGTTTCTCTATAAAATTCTCTTCTATGTGGGTAAGTATACATTACCAATACTAATCCGGGGTTCATTTGGTCAGTAAATGTCATTATAGTTCTGGCTATATAATCATTACTTCTACCACTTATACCCAAGTTCAAATCAACTCCATTTGGTAATAATTTAGATAAATGATGTGACCAGGTTTGATGATTATGCACCCCTATTCCTTCGGTATGTGAACATCCTACTGACATTACTCGTAATCCTTTTTTCTTCGGAGAATCACCTCTAAATCCTAATTCATTGAAGGTATAATAACAGTTTCCCTCGTCGGAACCATTTCCAAGTATTTCCTTATCAATTCTTTCTTTTAAATGCCACTTGTAACTTGCAATATCAAATTCCTTTGGGTTCCAAAATTTTAAACTATTCATATTAAAAACTAAAAAACTTTTTAGCGGTCTGTGCTTCCGTAGAAGCTTTTTCCCACTTTAATGCGTTATAAAAATCATCCAATTTATTTTCCAATTCTGCTTTAAAAATCATATCTCTATCTACATACATTTCCACAAACTCCATAATTTCTTTTGGGTCATTATAATCTTTAAATGCCACCGTGTCCAATCCCAATGGATTTTGTCTTAAATATACCCACTTAACTTTATCACCATCTCTAATAGGTTCATGTTTAAATGGACAATCAAAGAACTTTAATAATCGATTATAGGATATACCCGCTTTAACGTGTGCAGGTGTTCCTTTCTCAAAGTTTGCAATTTGCAATCCACTATCCTTTCTCCAAGTACCATTATCATATTTACTTAACTCTTTAATCGCTCCACCTTTTGCTATTGTTTTAACAGGTAACGATGGTAAACTTTTCTTAAATGCTAATAAAGTTTCATCTATATATGAATTATCTTTACCCATTAGAATATCTTTTAACATTGTAGACATGAATCCCTGAAATGCTTTGGGGAATGATGAACGAACTACATCTAATCCTTTCACATCCAACTTATCACAAGGAATACCATTCTTTAAAATCATCCATTGTGCGTATCTTTTCTTTGCTACCCAAAATCCTGCTTTACTGATATATTCCTTTTTAATCTCAAATCTATGTTTTTCCTTTGGGATACAAAAGAACCTTTCGGCTAACATATCATAGAATGTATTTAAGAATGTTTGAGTTTCCGTTGCAATATTATCTACTTCAACTGCCATTCTCTTTTCATCAAATTGTTTATATTCTGGGTATCTATGTTTTACCAATGGTTCTGCCATCATATAAATTGAATCGGTATCGATGTACACATTGTAATCTTCTTTTGTACCTAATTCTTTTTGATATTTAATATTTGCCATCTCCGCAGTTTTCTTAATTACGGTTTGACCGGTAATTGTAACTGCTTCTGCATTATCAATATCATAGAAACGAAATGCCGGTAATCCTAATACACCATACATCGAATTCAATAGAATCTTTTGTACTAACTGTCTTTTAGCGTAGAATTCATATTTTTCAGTATTCCCTGCTTCACCATATTGTTTTTCTAATTTACGAAATTCAACCCTTTGTTGAAACCACGTATTAAGAATATCTGCAATTAGACCTGGTTTATCTTGATTATATAATACTCCATTTGCCGCTATACCTAAATTACTATCTTTAATAACATCAGAAAGTTCCTGTTTAGTATAATCATATGTATCACCATCTTTACCAACTATCTTATAGTTTTCGGCTCCACCTTTTATCCATTCTTCTGCATTCCAATTAGCTACCTTTCCTATTTTAGTTTCAGGACTAATATTTAAGGTCATAATGATTGATGGGTATAGTGATGTTAAATCCAAATCATATATCCAATCATACTTTCCAACGATAGGTTCTTTTACATATGCTCCAATAAATTTCTCTTCATTATTATCTTTAAGAGCCTGCATCCTTTCTCTTCTATCCTTTGGTTTATTTGGAGCTACTAAATTTTTTGTTTTAAGATATGCCAAACATGCTCCTTCTAAATACTTTGATGAATATATATAATCTTCATATGGAACAAATCCCGCGTGGCAAATCGCTCTACATAAATCAATGAATTGAAGTTTTGAATCCATAGAAACTACTAAGTCTACATCGACAATATTATACTCAATAAATTTCTCTAAATCATTTTCAAATAAATCATCTAAACTTCCCTCATACTCTACCTTACCTCTACCTAATTCTTTTGTAGCAATGTAATTTAAAGTATATGAACTTTCTAAACCATAGTTGTAGTTTTTGTAAAGGTTAATGTAATCTAAAATAGATACACCACCGAAACTCCATTTCTCTCTATATGGTGACCAAAAGGTTTGTCCTATTGGAGATAATCGTTTCGCATGTCCTTCACCACATACATTTTTTAATCGGTTATACAAATATGGAATATCAAAAAAATCTATATTCCATCCTGTGAGAATAGTTGGATTAATTTCCTCGTAATAATTAAGGAAAGCAAGTAAGAGATTTTTCTCGTTATCGAAAATGTGAAGAGTAACTTCTCTCCCATCTTTGCTAAAGTTTTTGGCATTGTTTTTAACTTTTCGTTCTTTATCCAATACGAATACATCATAGAGTTTTGTTGCTCCATCATGTGTTGCAATTGCTGTAATTTCGTTTTGTGCTTCTCTTGTGTTTGGAAGACCTGTTATCATTTCAACCTCAATATCAAATGTCATTACTCTATGACCGGTTGATGGTAAATCGGTATCATACATATCAACCAATACTCTAGTCGTTTCTGGAACATCACTTTCGAATAAATCATCGCTATCTTCTTTTTCCCATTTGCTAATTCTAGTCAAACGGTCACCATTCATTGAAAGGTGTTGACCCATTGGGTCTTTTTTATATGCGTATTTTCTATATGGTAATGTAAAATAACCTTTGGTATCATCCCATAGATGTATTAGGTTTTTTTGCCTTTCGTAGAATATGTTTTGATACATTTTTTATATTATGGTTTGTAAAATATAAAGATTGGTTCGTATTTGTAGAACTGACCTTCAATCGTCATACTGTTTTTTGCTTTTGATAAATCCATTCCGGTCATTGGACTCATTGTCATTCTTAATTTTCCTTTATATTCACATCCCAATTCAGTTAAGATATCAATAGAATCTTGTTCCAATGTAAAGAATTTATCTGGACCAACTTTGATATCAGCTATATTCCAGCAAATGTATCTATCGTTTCTTAAATATTCAAATGCAGTTGTTAATGTAGGTCGTAAGAACCCATCTCTCCAACTTTCATATGAATTAAATTTCTTAAAAGATTGTGATTCATCATCCGAGTATCGTTCTCTATCAAAATATGGTGGAGAAGTAAATACAAAATCTAACTTACCCTTATACTTTTGGAATCTTTCATCTAGTGAAATAATTTCAGAGCCAGTTGTAAAAATCTCGTAACTATTTGCATGTCCCCAAAACGGATTCGATGCACCAGGTACTTTATTATTAAAGAACTCTGCAAGGTATTCATATCGTGTTTTACCAATTTCTGGTATTTGGTTTTCAGTATTCGGGTCATTTCCTATGTAATGTATATTTCTATCATCCACGCTTAATGCTCCTAAAATCCTTCCACCCCAACCTGCCGATGGGTCGTATATGTTAATCTGCTTTTGGTCTTTGATATGATTTGTAAATCTTTGGTAAAGATATTTTGCTGTCAATGGTGGAAAATTAACTGCCGCTTGCGTACCCATTCCGATACGAAACGCCGCAGTAGCCTCTGGAAATATAGTTTGTCCTAATGGATAAATTTTAATTTGAATTGGTTGTTTAGCAATTTCATATAAATTATCTATGTTTTCTCCCCAATCTGCCGTTTTAAGTGAAGCTATATGGTGATATTGAATAACACCTGTTTTATATAATTCTTTAACTTCGTCTGCACTAATTGGTGGTGATGGAACTTTACTATCTGCTTGTGATAAACAAAACTCATATCCTTCTTTACTATCGCCATTCATCCATTTTTCAATCCATTCTTTACCAGTTTGAATATGTGAATTATGAAATTCAGGGTTTCCCAAATGTAGAGTTTTAGAAAAACGATACATACCATCCTGTCTAGTCAGTCTATTCATTTGTTTAATAAACTCTGGAAGATATTCATCATTTGAAAAAACATCATAGATTGAAGGCTTTGGTTTATCATATGTACTACCACCGATGCCGGTCTTATACATTGCAGGAAAGAATTGATTTACAGGAGTAGCGAATTTATTAAAATTAAAAATAACTTCATTTCCTTCATCATCTCTTTCTTCAAACTCATTTACTTTATAAGTTTGTAGTCTTGAAAATTGCTCAATCATTTCCGATTCATCAACTCCAATTCTAGGAGGTGCTCCTGTTTCGTTCCACTTTCTTACTGCCAATTCACGAAAGAATGCCACCCACTCTCCGAACTTTGGGAATGGCATTTTTAGAACATCTTCGTATTTTAAGTTTACTTCTGGAGAGTAAATCCAATCGTTCTTTTCGTAAAAATATTTTTTAGGATAATTAAAACTCATTATGCAGTTAATTGAACTTCTACTAAATAATATTTTGAAGTAAAATCATCAATCTTAAATTCAGTATGAGCCAAACCTGCAGTTGATACTTTCAATGTAGCAGAAGTTGCTTCTTTAT